AACAAATCCTCTTCCAAGCTTTCATGGACGGTGAACGCGATCTGTTCACCGGGTTCAAGCTGGCTACCGATCCCCTGGTCTCGTTCGGTGTCGCCAAGGTCGCGCGGATCGATATCGAGGATGAGGACCCCGGTAGCTTCACCTTCGATGACTTCTTGGACCTCGCGGGCAAGCTCCAGCGCCGCGCCCTGACCGGCCATGCGGCCCGAGACGCCATCAACGAGGCCGCCCAGACCTGTCACGCCGGAACCTGGAACACCTTCTACCGGCGCATTCTCCTGAAGGATCTCGGGGTTGGCGTCGAGACGAAGACGATCAACAAGGTTCTCGGTAAGATCGCAGGAGCCCATCCGGAAGCCAACGACTACCTGATCCCGGTTTTCGGCTGCCAGCTTGCCCATGACGGGGCCGCTCCGCAGCATGCGAAGAAGATCAAGGGCCGCCGTCTCCTCGATATCAAGCTCGACGGCGTCCGCCTGATCGCGATCCTCGACAAACAAGCCGGTACGGTCAATCTGTTCACGCGCAACGGCAAGTTGAACGAGAATTTTTCCGAAATCACCGATGCACTGCACCGGCTGATGGAGGCCCTGCCCGGATCAGTTGCGCTTGATGGCGAGGTGGTCGCGGGGTCGTTTCAGGAATTGATGACGATGGTCAACCGCCGAGATGACCTCGACACGTCGGCCGCGCGCTTTGCCCTGTTCGACATGGTCCCGCTGGATGATTTCCGTGCCGGTCGCTGCGAGGTCGCCCAGGAGGCACGCCACGCCGCCCTCTCGGCCCTCCAGATGTCGGGGATGCTGACCAAGCACTGCGACAAGCTCGTCTATGTGATCCCAAAGGTCGAGGTGGAACTCGATACCCCGGAGGGCCAGGAGCGGTTCTCCGAGTTCAACGCCCAGGCGATCGCCGCCGGCTATGAAGGGATCATGATCAAGGATCCCGCCGCGCCTTACGTGGGCAAGCGCTCGGATGCATGGTTGAAGGTCAAGCCCTTTGTGGAAGTATCCCTCTCGGTCACGGCGGTGCTCGAAGGTGAGGCCGATGGCAAGTATGTCGGGCAGTTGGGCGCGCTGGCCTGTGAGGGCGAGGACGATGGCCGGCTGATCCGCGTCAACGTGGGCTCGGGCTTCACCGATGCGCAGCGCCGGGAGTTCTGGGCCCAGGGCGAAAGGCTGATCGGACGGATCTGTGAGGTCCGCGCCGATGCCCTAACCCTGGAAGCCGGCGAGACCGTCTACTCGTTGCGCTTCCCCCGCTTCAAGGGCTGGCGCGGCAGTGAGCCGGGTGAGAAGCTATGATTGTGCAGACCGAAGGCCCGGTTCTTCCCGATCGGAGGGCGTCATGATCGAGGAACAATCCGAGTGGGTCTTCCCCTATCAGGTCGATCTCCCAAACCGGAATGAACAATTCCATGAAATCCTCCACTGGTGCTTGGAACAGTTCGGCCCCTTCAGTCTCCAGGGCTACCTGCTGACGTCGGACGCCCCGGAGGTGCCAGATGGGCGGTGGTCATCGCTGAACTTCGACCGGGGACCGTATTGCTTTCTTCATTATGACGATGCTTTGAAGTTTTTTCTCGGCTGGGGATAGTTTGTGATCACGACAACCGACCGGCATGTATTCGAGTACATGTACACCATGGATTTTGACTCGTTTCATGAACAGTACCAATGGTGTCAGGAGGAAATGGGCCCGCGGAGCACGTGCGGGTGCTTGTTTCGGGAACTCACGTCCGATGACGGGATCGGCGTCTGGGATGTCTCGTCCGCCGGCTGGTTCTTCCGCCGCTACGCCGACGCCTTGAAGTTCGCCCTGCGCTGGGCCTGAGAAAAATATCGACAGAGCCGAGCCGCCCTCGATAGGACTTGATCCTCTCCGTTCGAGGCTGCCGGCTCGTGCCCCTGACAATCCGTCACATCAACTCGCATACCCGGCACATCGATACGCTTTATCTGGTCGAAGGATGTGGGGGCGAATACGAGGATTTCCTCGATTGGCTCGACCAGAAGCCATTGCGGTTCTGGCTGTTCTTCAAGGAACATCGTTTTGAGGCTAGCTATGAAGCGTTTTGCTTCCAGGACGACAACGATCATCTTGAGTTCAAACTGGCGTTCAGCGAGTACTTTGAGGACCGGAACACGCGATGGTGGAGCTATTGGTATGATTGGACCTCGTTTGACGCTATGGTCTGGGACTGCGATCTCTACGAAGATGATCCCACAAGGGAACGTTATTTGACACCAAAGGATTGCCGCAAGATTGGCTATAAACTCTATGAGGATTTCTGATGGGACGCCTGATTGGGATTGAAGAGTTCGCCTCTAAGGATCAGGTTGGCATCAACCCGTCCTGGTACTTTCCGGACGCCTTCTGGCAGTCGGGATGGATATTCACGATCGCGAGCGGATTTCCCTACGAGGTCGGTGTGCATCAGGACCACATAGATGGATCTGATGCCGTCCCCGGATTGCGGGTCACCATTCGTCGCTGGATCGAAGCGAACATCAGTGGAACCGTGATCCACTCCAAGCGGCGTCTCGACTACTACAGGGTGATCTTCGACGACGGAGACAAAGAGAGGGCGTGGTACTACGATATCCGCCACGGCTACACCGTGTTCAGCTTCGAGACCGAAAACGATGCGCTGCTGTTCCGGCTGGCGCACGCCGACCACGCCTCGGAGATCAGCCTGCGGCACCCCGGCTATCCCCCGGGAGACCATACACAAGACGTTGACAACCAGTGGGAGGCGCAACGGCTCGCCCCCGACTATCGCCGCCGGCTCTGGTAGCCGAAAAAATATTGCACACTGCCGCCTCGGGCGGATAGGTTGAGCAAGTTAGGCCGAACGACGGGCCCAAAGCGTTTTCATTCTACCCATTTTCAGAGAGACATTCATGGCACTCGACCAGCTTTCCCGCGACGACAAGATCCGCCTCAACCAGTTCATCGAAGCCGCGATGAAGATCTTCCAGGACATCGCCGATCAGCAGGCGGGCCTGAAGGATCAGGCCAAGGCCCTCGCTGAGGAGTTCGACGTCAAGCCGGGCGTGCTCATGAAGGCCGCTCGCGCAGCCTTCAAGGCGAACATCGACGATCAGAAGGATGAGATCGACACGGTCGAGAACATCCTCGCCGCGACCGGTCGGCGGTAATCAGCCAAGATATTCCGGTGCGGCGCAGGGAAGTGGTGACGTCATTTCCCTGCGCCGCCTTGCGTTCGGGCCTAGTACGCGCTAGGCAAGCGCGACTTCAGTTTGGCGCTATCCTTTCCTGTCGGCAATTATGAAACTCACTCATGGGCAAATGGCGCGGTTGCGCGCCAAACAGCCCGACGACCTTGTTCGGGTCTACTCATTTCAAAGCATCGCGGCCAGGGATGCTGCCGAGGCCAAAGGGTTCTGGGCGGGCGATGCCGCTTTCATCGACCCGGATTTCCGAACGCCCTATGCGTGGATGATCGAGCAGATGCAGATCCGCATCCCCGGTTTCTCCGGTGATTATCCGATCTGGGCCTACCTGCGCCGGCCCAACATGCGCCAACGCCGCTACGACGAGGACGCGGTTCTCGTCGTCGCTGACGTGCCACGCAAACGCATGCTCCTCTCCGACTACGATGGCTGGCACAACCCCTTGTACTTCTGGTACTGGGCGTCAACGCAGGAAGAGATGGATCGTTTGGAAGCGGCCGGGCTTCAGACGTTCGGCTGCGAGCGCGATATCACGCCCGAGATGAAGAAAAGCTGGGAGGCGATCTTTGATCTCTCCGAGCGCACCGATCCGGACGTGATCGCATACAACGGTCGGCTCGACACCGTGCAGGCGACCATCGATCGGATCTATACACACGAGATCGTTCGCATCACCCGCGCACTCGGCCGTATCGGCCGAAACGGCGGCACCGTCTACTAGCAGCCGATCCCAGCGCCAATCGAAAAGGAGCCTTGTGGCTCCTTTTTTGTTTATGCGGCCGACATAAGTACTCTAACAGCAATAACGAGAAGAACTATTTGCCATACATCGTCATATGAATTTACTCTCTCAGTATGAGTTACGTTGATGCTATCTATGATCGCCACGAGGACAAAATCAAGGTCGTAGAACGAGTTGACGGCGAGCGGATCTTCAAGGACTTCCCAGCCGAATATGTGTTCTACTACGAACATCCCGCCGGACAGCATCGCTCGATCTATGGCGATGCCTGCAAGAAATACACGACCACGGACAGCCGGAAGTTCCGAAGGGAACTCGATGACAAATCGGCCAAGCACAAGATCTTCGAGAGCGATATCAACCCGGTCTTCCGGAGCCTCGCCACGCATTACCGTGGCGCTCCCACACCGAAGCTGAATATCGGGTTCTTCGATATCGAGGTCGAGTTCGACGTCTCGCAGGGCTTCGCACCGGTCACCAATCCGTTCAATCGGGTCAATGCGATCTCCGTTTATCTGAACTGGATCCAGTGCCTTGTCACCCTGGTGCTGATCCCGCCAACGCTCACCCTGGAGCAGGCGGAGACGCTCGCGGCCGAGTTCGAGAACACGTACCTGTTCGAGGATGAGGGCGAGCTTCTGCGAGCATTCCTTGATCTGATCGCCGACTGTGATGTTCTGAGCGGCTGGAACTCTACCGGCTTCGATATTCCCTATCTGGTCAACCGGATCACCCGCGTGTTGGGCGAGAATTGCAATCGTCAGTTCTGCCTCTGGGACAAACTTCCGCGCGAGCGCGAATACGAAAAGTTCAAGCGCAAGCATAAAACGTACGATCTCGTCGGTCGCGTGCACATAGACTATTTGGCGCTGTATCAGAAGCACAATCCGCAACAACTTCACTCGTACCGCCTGGACTATGTGGGCGAGATTGAGGTTGGTGAGAACAAGATCCCCTATGAGGGGACTCTTGACGAGTTGTGGAAGCGAGATTTCACCAAGTTCATCGGCTATAATCGGCAGGACACTCTGCTTCTTCCCAAGATTGACAACAAGAAAAAGTTTATAGAACTTTCTAATCAGATCGCACACGCGAACTGTGTTGTTCTCAAGACCACAATGGGTTCAGTGGCCTTGGTCGAACAGGCGATCATCAACGAATTCCATGACATGGGTTTCGTTGTCCCCGATCGTCGCCGCAAGCTCGAAGAACGAAAGGACATCGAGGAAGCACCCAACGATGAGGATGAAGAGGAAGAGGAGAAGAAGCCCGTCTGCGGAGCCTACGTGGCCAAGCCGAAGGTTGGCCTCCATGATGAGATCGGCTGCGTCGACATAAATTCACTTTATCCGAGTGCTATTCGCGCACTGAATATGTCGGTTGAGACACTTATTGGCCAGTTTCGGCCGGATCTGACGCAAGCGGAGATCGACCGTCGCATTGCCATCGGTATCAAGGGTGCAGACGTGTGGGAAGGTCTATTCGGAACGATTGAGTACACGTACGTCACAAACCGCGACGAAACTCCCCTGACCGTCGATTTCGAGGATGGTACATCCAAGACGATGAGTGCGCGCGATTGGTATGAGTATATCTTCAATCCTGCAAATCAACTCTGTGTGACTGCCAATGGGACAATCTTCTCAACCAAGAAGGATGGGATGATTCCACAGTTGCTGGCGAAGTGGTATGCAGGTCGTAAGACAACACAGAAAGAGCAGAAAACATGGGGAGCATGTGCCAGGGGAGTAAAAGTTCCCTCGGACCTCGCTGCTCGGCTACGCGAGAAGATTTGAGTTACCATTCAGATGATCTACGATATTAACAGGTTGCAAGAATTAATAGATGACCGTGACGAGGATAAAATCGTCGACTTTATGCGCGAACACGATCTCATTTTTGATGGTGATACCATCTGTCCGAGAAACAAAGAGCCATACTTAGCGAAAGAAGAACATCTAAACTTTCTTCAATGGGCGACGAAGATCCTCCTCAACAGTGCGTATGGATGCCTTCTTAATGAAAGTTTCCGCATGTACGATGCTCGATTGGGTCAGTCGGTCACATTATGTGGTCGAACGATCGTCAAACACATGAATGCCAAGCTCAATGAGGTGATC